GTCCATAGCTTTGAGCGGCAACAAGTGCCGTCATAGCGTCCATTTTATTGTTTACTGTACCTGTACGAGATATATCACTTTGAAACCGGCCCATAGTTTCATAATCTTTACTTCCACCGGTTCTGAAGTTTTTATTAAGCGGAAAACCCATTTCCATATTTCCGCTGTATCTTCTATCTTTACCGTTGTAATCTCCGGAAAAGAAAGCAGCACCTTGCAACATTAACTCAGCTTGTGTAACTTCTTCGGTAGAGGATAAAGCTCCAGCGCCAACAGCGCCTGCATAAAGCATTGCAGCGGCTGGGTTTTGTTTTACATAGTTAGTTAAGTTACGGCCATAACTGATAGGTTGTTTAAATACTTTATTATCGTCGTCGTCGTCCCCATACCCAAATCCACCAAATGATCCAGGTCCGCGACTACCGCCTCCGCCTCCGGCAACTGGAACAATTGGAGTAGCTGGCGGAGTAAAACGTGGGGACGGTGCAATTTGATTAGAGCTTGTAGATCCACCGCCTTGATAAACGGCAACAGCGCGGCTTTCAGTAGTATTTACTTTTTGCAGGACTCCGCCAACGGCTGAACCGGCATCGAGCGCAGCAGTCTTTATACTTGCAAGGCTTTGCAAAGCTCGTGGTGCCGGTAGGTTCATACCGCTTCTTGGGTCTGCCACAGCTACTTCCTTCCGTTAAACCGTTGCGCTCTTTCTAACCAGTTTTGTCTTTCTCTAACTGAAAGGTTTTTAATCTCTGTTAAAGTCCAACCCGTAAACGTTCTAGTCAAAATCTCATAATGATCTAAAAGTAGATCGTATGTGACTTGGCTATAGACGAAACAAATCTACAAGGCTAAGTGGGATTTCAATCTTTTCCTCACATGCCTTGCAGACCTTGCTCACCTCCCCAAGGCGTGGGCCTGGATTTCTTTCTAATATTGAGTCAATAATCTTTGAGCGGTCTGACATACCCAAAGCAAGAGGCCCAGCGTTACCAATAGACATCTCTCCATCAATTGATGTGATACAGCCAGCTAACAAAATAGTGTTTACTTCTGGAACGCTCATTTGAGTATTTTCCATAAGCTTTTTTTGAATAGAACCTGTTGGTAGACGAAGAGCTACTTTTCCTAATTTTGTTTCAACAACCCAATTACGATCATTTACTCTGTCTTTAAGACTTTTAAAAGGTACATCGTTAAGCAGATGCACATCGGATTGTTGTTCAACGTTACAATTTGGGCAACGAAGTTTTAGGTCTAACGCCTCACCAAAAGTGACTCTACGGATTCCAAGAAGAATTGCGTCTCTGTCTCCAGATAGCAATAGATCAATGTCGTCCCTAGTAACCTCTTTATCTCCAAGCTTTACCAAACCACGCTCTAAAAGAACGTGAAGAGATTTAGCTGTAGATCCTGCTTTTGCAATTGCTTCCTCATCAGCGCCGGTTAGTTCCCTAACCTCAGCGGTAGTAATAAGGACGCCATCAAGGGTGATATACCCTCCAGGCAATTCAACTTCAGAGGCGGAAGGGGCCCGAGTCTCTACGAGTTTCTCGGGCTCCTTCATAGCCTTTTCAGCGTACTGTGATACAAGTTCTGCGTCGGTAATTATTTCAGCCACTTTTTATACTCCTATTTGATTGATTACGCTAGTGTTGATCTGCTAATTGGTGTGAAGTTTGCATCAGTAAAGAATACTGACAAACCTTCGTGAACAAGAGCCATTGATTCGTAAAGAATAGCTCCGTCATTTGCGTTTAGATCTGTGTAGTTTAACTGTGTAATCCAAGCGTTACGGATGTCAAAGCCCATTTTTGGGGTGTTTGCATTTGTAGCGCCAGCATTTGGGTGGTCCATTACATAGATCTTCATGTTAACGCGGAAGCTCTTAGCTGCTACTGAAAGTCCATCTCCAGCTACAGCTGCAAACAATCCACGCATCCAAGCCTGAGCTTGGTCATTTCCGTAAAGCACACCACGTTGTAGCGTGATTGGGCTAAATGTTGTCATTCCAGGCACCTGGTGAACAGTGGTGTTATAACCACCCTCACGGTACTGAATTGATTGAGTAGTGATGTTTAAACCACTGATTGAGCTAAAACCGCCTACCCAACCGTTTGACTGTCCACTTGCTGTTGTAGCAGAGTTAGACGTTTCAATCTTGTTTGTAAATACGTCGTCTGTACCCACTTTGTTGAATTCGACATAAAACCGAAAGCTACGTAATGGATCAGTCGCTAATGTTGAGAAGCGATTAATAATACTGCTTGGCATTTTTATTTATCTCCTTTACGCCACAGTAACGGTGGTTCCACCGTCAAACTGACCGATCTTGATGACAATGAATTCCGCTGGACGCTGTAAGGCAACACCAACCGCAATGTTAAGTTCACCATTGTCAATTGATACCTGCGGGTTGTTTCCTGCGTCAGCTTGGACGAAATAGGCCTGTTGAGGTGTTGCACCTGCGAGACCCCCTTGTGACCAGAAAGCTGTGAGGAAACTGCTAATTGTTGAATTAACACGACGCAGGGTTTCTGGTGTGTTTGGCTCAAAAACAGCAAACTGAGTAAGGTCTGATAAAGCCTTCTTCAAGTAGATAAGTGTACGACGAGTTGGAACGTATTTGTCTAGAGTTCCCGCTTTTAGTGTGCGAGCTCCCATAACACAAATACCAGTACCTGGAACAAACTTAATTGCGTTTACAGGTGCAGCTGTTGAGTTCATAAGATCCAACTCAGCATTAGTTAAGCTGGTAACCGCAACTGCTCCAGAAACTCTAGCTCCAAGACCAGCAGGTGCTTTAAACACTCCGCGAGATGAATCTGTTGCGGCATATAAACCAACAACAGCGCCTCCAGCTCCAATACTACGTACTGCGGTAGAAGAACCGCCAACTCCAACTGTTGGGTCAGCAATAATTATACGTGGGTAGTAGACAGCGGCAGCCGAACTTGGTGTGTAAGTTGATGCAAGGTTTAGCTGTGTGCTAGATGTTGCAGCGTTTCCTACCGGAAGGTCTGATCCGTCAATAACAACAAATATATCTCCGCGAGCCTCTGCATAAGTAATTGCTGCGTTTATTGATGTAGCGTCAGTACGACCTGCAACATTAAGAGTTAGTGAGTTAAGTATTGTGTCAAAAACAGAATAGGTGCTGATGCTGGCAATGTTTCCACCGTTTGCACCAGTAGCTAACACTCCGTTAGCAACTAATGCTGGGTTTCTAGTTCCACCAGTAGCAGCTGAGCCTTGATCTAAAGCAATTACAAAGTTAGATGTGCTGTTAATTACAGACAGCGCATAACGAGCATTTGATGTTGTCATTGATAGGTCTGTAAATGTTTCAACAATCTCAGCATCTGTATTTCCACCTTTAAAAACAGTTAAGTTAAATAGGTTAGCTGTTGTTGAGTCTGTAATTGAAACGTTTAAATCGTTACCCCAAGTACCAGCATTAAGAGCCTGAATACGAAGAGTAGCGGCTGGTGTACCTGCGCGGTCGTTAATGGTTCTAAATGCAGATACTGAACCCGCACCTACGGCACGAGCAACGTATGCACGGTTTCCACCGTTTTGAAAGAATGTGTACAGCGCTAGAGGAAGTTCATTTCCAGCAGTTGTATTGTAAGTACCAAAAATTTTTGTGTACTCACTCCAGCTATTAACAAGAGCTGGTGTTAATGGGCCTCTGTCATTGGCGCCATAAAAAGCAGCAATTGTTGTTGATAGTGGTGCAGCAATAGTTTGAACGGGATTAATCGTCTCTTGAACGTAAACCCCAGGGCGACTAAATGGCATTAATTTATCTCCTTAGTTATATACATAGGTGCGAGTTATTGAACCGGATTGTAGTTAGAAGGGATGTTCGAGTTTGTAGTGTTCACAGAAGCGGTGCTTACAGCCAGTTTAGCGGTAGCCTGCTCAGCAGACATCTCACTAATTACTCTAATTGTTAGCACGTTACGGAGAAGGCGTCTGTTTCCAGTATCGCTATCTGCCGTATCCCGTTTTGTAAATCCATCAAGGAACATATGACGTCGGGAACTTTCGGTCCCTAGTTCATTAGGTACAACCAAGTACCCGAACTTTGATGGAAATTTTCTCATTAACTGGAGCATAATTGCTCTGTCATGTCGAGGATGCCTAGCGTGAGACATGATTTGGTAAATTAGGTCGTAAGCAACAGGCACGTCGTAGGTAAAAAGATAGTTGGCAACAGGAGTTTGAGTTCCTCGGTTGTCGGTATCAGAAAAACGACCCTGTGTTTGGCGGTCGTTTGCCGGGACAATGTCAATAAGATCAATAGTAATAAACGGAAAGTCTTGAGTTCTAACCTCAACGTCAGGGTAGCCAAACCAAATTTTAACTTGACGAGCGGCGTTTTTTTCATCCGACACGGTCATACCGTTAAGTAGAGTTTTAATAGCTAGGTCTTCGGCAACAATAAAAGGATTACCCATTAGAGGCCCACCCCTTCTTCTAAAACATACATAACAGATTTTAATCCAATTATGTCTGCAATATATTTGTCAGCTCTATCGGCAAAAGGTCGTAGGACGGCGTTTGGGTTTCCACCATCGCCGTACTCTAGGTTTTGGATTGCCTCAAAAGAGGCTTCATCTGAGCAGCTGATGTAGAGAATTCCATAGTCGTAGCTAATTTCTAGGGCGTCTACAAGATTTACAGGCCAGCCTGCGGACAGCGAAAAGTCTTTAAGACTTGCTTTAAGAACTGGAAGCATTTCATCTACAGCTTCTTGAGAAAGGAAGTCGGCTTCTTTACTTGTTAGTAACACGTCGAAGCACTCTTCCCGCTGTATACGCACCCGCTAAGCCATACCAAAGTTTTTTACTATCCTTTGCCGACATCATTCCTTGAGTTGCAGCTTTAATGAACTCAACAGTGTCAGGACCATCTACTTTTTTATCGTAGGGCATGGCAATCTCCAATCGGAGTAGGGCATCGTAATACGCAGGGGTAGAGCTTTGATCCCGCACGGAATCAATTAAATCATAAAGCAAGAAGCCCCCTTTCGGGGGCTAATCGCTTACTTCTTTTTAGGCTTACTTGCCGTAGTTTGTGTTGGACCGTCAAAGTGAACGGTCTTAGTCACAATTTTTTTAACCTTTGGGCCACCCATAACCTGAGTAGAACTCATGTTCCTAACAGGCTTTTTGGCGGCTATTTTTATAGCTTTACCAAGCGATGACTTTAACCCATTTTTGTTGTTCATTTACTTCTTCTTAATCTTCTTAGCTAATTTAGCGTCGTTCTTTTCATCTTTTTTCTCAAACTTTTTCTTTTGAGCAGGGGTCATGCCTTTGGTCCACTTTTTGTCATCGTGTGCCATTACATGCCCTTCTTTTTAACCATAGAGGCTTTCTTAGCCTTTGCAGGTGCAGCCTTCTTGGCAGCAAACTTCTTGTTCGCCGCCGTTACTGTCTTCATCCCGTGCTTGTTCTTTGGATCCCCACAGCCGCAAGTCGCGCACATTACATACCTTTCTTTCTGTTCATAGAAGTCTTTTTATATGCAGGAGCTGACTTCTTATACACAGGTGCCGCCTTCTTAACTGCGGCTTTTTTACCCATGGCTTTTTTCATATTGCCCATACAGCCGCAAGTAGCGCACATTATTTCTTCTTCTTTGCACGAAGGGCGGCAAAGTCAGAGCGCTCTAACTTGCCATCTTTATCCATATCAAGCTTCTTTTGCTTTGGTGACATCTTCTTTGCCTTACATGATTTACAGGTACCGCAAGTACAAGACTTCTTTGCAGTCTTCTTGCAAGCGCCTTTACATCCTGGCTTTGAACAGCCGCATCCACATGATTTGCACATTATTTTTTCTTCTTTCTGGCGGCCGCGGCGTTGTCAACAAGATTAGGATAAGGGCGGCCTGCTGCCTTAGCCTTTGCTTTAGCAGAGGACTTCTGCTTCTTATTTAGTTTACTAGTAGATTCTGGTGACGGATCCTTCTTGTCCCAGAAAGCTTTTTTCTTAGGTGCCATTAGAACGTAACCGCCATAACCGCTACGGAAGGTGTACCAGAAGCACTTATTGCATATAGATCTGTTCCAGCAACTACCGGGTCAATAATTGTAGTTTCTCCAGAATTAAGACGAAGGCCTGTGGCCGCCGTTACTCCTGTAATTCCAACAAATACATTTATGGAAGCATCAAGGTTCTTCACATAAATCTTATAATGGGAAGACGGGGTTCCTCCAACCGTATTGATCTTTGTAGCCGTGCTTGAATTAAGCGCAATTTGCGCGGTTGCTAGTGCCATTGTGTCTCCTTAGTTAGCAAATGATTGGAACTGTGGATCATTAACCATTTCTTCTGGCATAATTTGTTGGCAATCAACCACTAACAAAGTAAACCGTTCAGCGACAATTCCGCGTTGTTGAACGCCGAACGGTCTGTAGACTTGGTTTTTCCAGACTATTCTACCCCTATTTTGGAAATCTGGATTCGCTATAACTCCGGGAGCAATGTTATTTACGTCTTCAATATTTAAAGTAAGGTGAAGCTGATCGGCGTTGTAGTAACCGCCCTGGCTAGTTCTTGCTTGACCTTGTTGAATAACGGCTCGGACTACGGGTAACTCAAATGGCCCTGTCCAACGCTTACCGCCAAGAGTTCCACTTATGTCTTGACCCACATCGTAAATAGGATCAATAACAGAGGTTGTAGCATCGTAGACGTACCAAAGAGCCTTAGTTCCTACAGGGTTCTTAAGATCAGTGTCGACTCCTACAAGGATGTCATCTGTCTCAAAGTCTGCGTCAAACCGGCCACCGGGAGAGTAGGACCGCATTTAAACTTATTCTGCTACTGCTACGAACTCAGGAAATTTTTCTTTAAGTTGAGCTATACCGTCACGAAGACGTTCTTTCATTCGCTCATCTGTAGCATTATCTAGCTCAGTTGTAAGAGTCACAAGAGCTGCATCAAATAGAGTCTGATCCATTTGTCCCATCCTTTTCTTTATAGAACTCAAGGTTACGCTGTAAACGCTCATCTGTCGGGGTTACCGCTAGAGCCTTTTCTCCGTAAGTAAGGGCAAGCTCGGTTTTACCAAGCCAAAATGCGGCAATAGCGGCGTAATCATAGGAGCGGAAATCCCAAGCCCACGGCTCACAGAAATAATTTAAAGGTTTCTCGGTAAAGGTAAGTGCAAGCTCGGCGTACTTTAAGCACTCTTCCCAGCGTTGATTATTGTAATAGAACTCAGCGGTCTGTACGTAGCTTTCACGTCTTGTTGGGTCTTGGCTAATAGCCTTTAAGTTCCAGTCTTCAGCATTGTCCACATCTACCAGAGCAAGGTACCGATGAGCCGCAGCGCGTTCCGGTAACCATTGAGCTGTAGGTAGCGCAAGGTAGCGTTTAAATTCTTCTGTGGATTGTTTGTGTTGGCCATAGAAGAATAGCTCTCTAGCATGGTAAAAAGCATTTCTATCATTATGGGGATCTTCTTTAACTGACTGAGCTAGAATGTCTAGGTATTGAGACCTAGGCTTAGAGTTGTCAGCGTGGTGGTGAATCTCTAGGTTATTCCAGTGCTCAACTTGTTCTATACGATCAGACATCATTACTTCGTGAACAGGGTGCTTCCAACGGTAGCCGTGACGGGAGTGGATCTTATCTCCACCGTACTGTAGGCCTGGGCTGCCATCAGGATTCCAATTCCAGGTGTATTTGTATCTAGGTCGAGTAGCTTTTTCTTTAAATGATTTTTTTAACTCTTCTCGCCACCCTGGGAGCAGGACCTCATCAAGATCTAAAGCAATGCAGTAATCAATATCTGAAGGAATAACGGCAAGGCTTGCATTACGAGCATCATCAAACCGCCAAGGTTTAATTGAAATCTCAACTACATTTATACCAAGAAATTTAGCAATCTCTACAGTGCGGTCGCTAGAACCAGTGTCAGCGATAAGTAAATAATCAGCCTCTTTAGCACTTTGATACCACTGTTCTACAAATTGTTCTTCGTTGAGGGCAATTGAGTAAACAGCAATTTTTAGTTTTTTTGTATCCATACTTGTAGCCCCCTCTCTAACAATGTAAACTCATGAGAGGGTATGCAGGAAAGAACTGCGTCAATTGCGGGTTTAGGGTCATAGAAAGGCTCTTTACCAAGAGTCCACATATAGTCATCAAAAGCTAAAATACCGTTAGGTTTTAAAAAAAAGAGGGCGTTTATCCCATCTTTAAGCACTGACATTGCTTTGTGATCGCCGTCAATATAGATAAAGTCAAAATAAAAAGCGTTCTTGCTAAAGAACTCATCACTAGTAATTTTGCGTTTGTAAAGACGTTTTTCATTTTGATACAAAAAGGTTTTTAAATCATAGGTCTCTTCTACGCTATTCCAGTTCATCTCTGCATGTGCTGGCTCTTCAGAACCTTCCCACGTATCAACGTCAGTTAAAGTTGAGTTAACATTTTTAAAAACGTTATTAAATAACCACTCAGTGGCGTCTCCTGTGTATGCACCTATTTGTAAACAATTAAGAGTTTTTTGGGAAAGGGGTAAAAGAAACTTTTCAAAGTTTGCTTCCGCCCCACCTGATTTAAACCAGTTTGGGTAAACAGATACTTTCATTCATGGCTTTTTCTTGTCCAATGAAGGGATTTATATAGCCCACCTAATGAACGTTGAGTGTCATAAGCCATCTGCTGTATTTCTTTTTGAAGTTCTTTATTTCCTTTTTCAGAAACCCAAGACTCCCTTTTATAGGGAAAAAGTTGAGCAATTGGTGTGCCGGTTTTTATAATTCCTTCAAAATCACTTCTTAAAAAGAAAGGAATTGTTCCACTTGGATAGTAAGAGTCGCTATCCATTATTCCGGAAAGTGTAGTAAAAGGTAAATCAAATCTATTTGCTGGGTGTGTTAAAAGTACACTGTACCCTTTTGGTACTTTTATAGCGAACGGGCTTATCCAGCCGTAGTGCATTTCATCGTGTCCAGCTGGGCGCGGTATAGTCTTACCGGACCGTTGATCTCTAATAAGTAAAGGGTCCGGGTGTGATAGCCAAGTAAACTCTGCCTCATTGTTGATATCTCTTTTTACTTGTATATCTGTCCATAATTCAATTATATAACCAGAAGTCATAACATCTAAAAAAGGAATACAGTGTTTTAAACCTTGATTAGCGGAATAGTTTTTTATTTCAGCTTTGTCTGAACCTAACCATCTTTCAGATTTGTTGTACCAATCTGGCATATGTGAAGAAGATTTTTTAGGAATAGGTATTTCTAATTCAGATGGCGCACTACTTAGTCTATATGGAATTGGTTGCCCTGTAAAGATTATTTTCTTACTCATAATTCTCCAATTTTATTATCCGATTACGTTAATATTACCTGTCTGTCCAGAGTTTTGCTGTGATTGATAGTACAACGTGCTTGGTGCTCCAGCGTCAACTGTCCATAGAATACCACCTACAGCAGCTCCGTTATTAGTTACACCTAAGCCGTACTGGTTAGATAAACCAATACCGGAGGCAGTCTTAAGGAAGAAGTTACTTCCAGAGGCGTTAATAGTAAAGAAATAAGAATAGCCGCGAACAACGGTAAGGGTTGGGTTAGTTGCACCGTTAATTACATAAGAGACAGTTCCGCTGTTTACTACGTTAAATGTGTCAACAATAGTAAGGCCGTTAGTTCCGGTTGCTCCTGTTGGTCCGGTAGGACCGCCAGAAGGACCCGTAGGACCAGTAGCTCCCGTAGCTCCGTTAGTACCAGCGGTGCCGGTAGCGCCTGTAGGGCCAGTTGGTCCAACGCTGACAGAGGTGTTAAACGCTGATCCGTTCCAAAATGAAGTGGTATTGGTTACCGAATTAATCCAAATCTCACCAATTTGAGGTTGAGTTGGGGCGGTAGATTGATAGCTAACAACTTGACGACCAGTAGTTTCATAAAGACCAGTTACGACAAATGAAGCAAAAGCCGTGTTAGCCGCTACTCTAATTGAGTCCCCAGTGTTTAATGCAAATTTAAAAGTTTCAAATGACTGCCCACCAGCAATAGATATATTTTTTACAACGTACCCTGCGGTTGTTAAAGTCTCACCAGAAGGTACAACAGCAATGTCTACAAGCGTAGGGTTAGAGCCTTTGTTAGCGGCAATAACTGAAACAACATAGGCTTTATCAGCCGTGTAAAGTGTAGTATCTAAATTAGCCGAAGGGTTAGCTATGGCAAGGCGAGCTACTGGCATTATTCACTCTCCTTAGATTGCACTTAGTGCTTTATGAGTAATAGTACCAACCATAGTACCGTGATTGCTACAGATATATCTATAACCACCAGAGGCTGCTGTTAGAGGTACCTCCCAATACAAAGTACCGCTAACTTTTCCTTGAGCACTTGCGTTAGTAGTCACAGTTCCAGAGGTAGTCACATGAGTAAGACGAGTGGAAATATCTACAAAACCAGATCCAACATCCTCTTGTAGTTTAAATGGGTGGCTGGCTTCAGATAAATTGAAGGCAATTGTTGCTCCGCCAAGAACATAAATTGTTGGGTCATCCCCTGTGTAGTGGCTATTAAATTGATATGCGGCTGTTCCGTTAGCAGTTACAGTTAATCTTGCAATAGCAGGTAGTAATTCGTCAATAGTAATTGCCGCAGCTGTTGCATCTGTAGTTCCACTAAAAGTTGCAGATCCTGTAGGCCCCGTTGGTCCAGTAGGACCAGCTACTGTTGAGGTAGCTCCCGTTGCGCCTGTAGCTCCCGTAGCTCCTGTAGCACCAGTAGCGCCAGTAGCACCAGTAGCACCAGTTGGTCCAGTTGCACCCGATGCACCTGTTGGTCCGGTCGGACCGCCAGCAGCGCCAGATGCTCCTGTAGCTCCCGTAGCTCCTGTAGCACCAGTTGGGCCAGTAGGGCCGCCAGCGGGACCTGTTGGTCCTGTTGGCCCTGTAGCTCCAAAGCCAGTACCTAGCGGTTCGTAGTTACCGGCATTATTTTTTACCTCTAATGCGTCTAATTCTGTATTAAATCTTAAATATCCAGCTGTGGCTCCAGCAGGTCTAGAAGCAGTATTATTTTTTTCTACTGTAATAGTGTTTAAATTTCCACTAATTGTTTTGTTACTAAAAACAATAGGGTAGTCTCCCGGGCTGTAGTTATCAGCTTGAATAAGTCCATTAACTGAAAACGATATATCTGCTGTAGTCGATCTTACATATAAATTATCGGCGGAGTTAAGCGCAAACTTAAAAGTTTCAAAAGATTGACCTGCTTGAATTTCTAAGTTTTTTACTATGTAAGCATATTGTGATTCTTGAGATGCTTGGGACGGCACAATGTAAATATCAACTGTGGGTAAAATATTAGTGCTTGTTGATTTATTAGCAACAACTACTGAAGCTAGGGTTGCATAACTTACTGAGTATAGAGAAACAGGAGTGTTTGCGGCAGGGTTCGCAACTCCAAGACGGGTTATGGCCATGGGTGCCTCCTATGCCTGAGCTTCAGTCCAAGTTAACTTTGCTGATGTAAGTGTAGTGCTACCGGTCAAACGCGCTACCGCGATAGTCAAGATATCTGGACCATCAGGGAACACGCTGTCTCCACCAAGGATGGAGTTACCAATATCGTACAGATCAGACAAATCTACGGTAGATGCAAGTTCGGCAGAGCTTGCTCCACCAGATGCGCGGAAGTTGTAGATCTGAGTTCCGCCAGATACAGTGTCATTAAGCGTATGCTGAATGTACTGAGTAAGTGATGGAACGGGTGCTCCCGCAAAGTTAAGGTTGTTAAGGCGTGGATTGATAAGAACCTTAACATCTACAAGGTTAGTTGTAGATACCGCAAGCTCTTTAACCGCTAACTGCATACGGTTGATAACGTCACGGTCACCAAGTTTACCTGTCAAACCAGAAGATACTGATGGTGATAGGCGTAGAGACAATAAAGGCTGGTAGTTAGTACCAGAGGTATTGTTTGAAGAGCCTAGTGGGTATAGGTAGTAAGTATATTGAGAGTTACCTTGACCAGCTGTGTTGTTGGTAAAGGAAATAATGTTTGTACCACCAGCGCCTACAGATCCTATGGTTCCCGCGTCAGCTAAAGTTGGGTGTAGCTGAATAGTGTTAGCATCAAATACTCTTACAAACAAAGTGCTGTTGTTCTGCAAGTTAGTGTAGTTGGAATAGAGGGCTTGAGCAACAATTGTAGGGTTTTGTGCGTTAGCTCCTGGCTGACCATTTGCTTGCAAAGACAAGAAGGTAACAGCGTCGCCGGTTGTAAAACCGTGAGTTGAAATACTAATACGCTCGTTAGTAGTATCAATAGCCTTAGATCCAAATGACTTAGCTGTTGTACCAGTTACTTGAAGGGTCTGGCTATTTTGAGTAAATAGGTAAGCTTTATCATCATCAAATCTACCGTCCATGATAACCGAAGTACCCCAGTGGAATAAGAATGGGATGTAGGTTGGTGTATCAAATGTGGCTACTTCATATCTAGTAGGCAAGTTACCTGAGCGGAAATATGACTCAAGTTTAATGTTGTTGTGGATAAACTCGTGTACGTATTTAACTTCACCGGTTTGGTCCTTAAATCCAAAACGAATCTTTCCGGCGCCGTACCAAGAGTAGTCAATATAAGCCATTTGAATCTTTGTAAGATCAAGGTTGTAGCCTGTTGGACCAGTTCCATCAAGCTTATCAATAGAGAACTCATCTTGAGGTACTTTGGTATCAACAGTCTTAGTGATGATAATACCGCTCTTAGCTGGTGTAAATGAGTGAGGGGTTCCAACGCCAGGATCTGAAAGAGTTACGGTAGTGCTGGCATCTGGTGTTGCTTTTAAGGCAAAGTTGTTATTATCAACTAAGCTAATGTAGTAAGTACGGCCATTAATAAGACCACCAATTGGTGACCCATCAATAGAGTTGTACACAACTGGTAGTAAATTAGTTAGGCCATGGCTGTTAATAACAAATGTGCTAGTAGCAGTTCTGACAACACCGGTAGTTCCGTTACCTGGGTTAAACTCAGTTTCAGTACCAGAAGAGCCTTTATATTCAGGCTTAATAGTTAGGCGCGTATTACTAATAACGCTAGAAATCTTGTAAGACTGACCACGCATAACAATCATGTCACCTGCATCAAGTTGTTTTAAGAACTGTGTTCCAGTTCCAAATACAAACTCAGAGCCTTGAAGAGCTGAGGCTGTACCGGCTAATTGCTGTGTTGAAGAGCGTCGTACGCAATATAGTTTTTGACCATCAAACTCAAAGAACATACCGTTCTGGAAGTCAAACATACCGGAGCGAATTGCACCATTTGACCAAGAAATTACGTTAAATTGTGGGAATCCGTAAGCTGTAGACTCTGTTCCAGTAGGTATAGTAGAAGTTGCAATACAAGTAAAGTTAAAAGAATCTAAAACAGTTACTTGGAAGTTACCATTAAACACTGTGCTGGTAGATCCTGTTGAGGTCTCTGCTTCAGATATTTTTACAGTTAAACCACTAATTAAACTGTGTGGTCTACGTGTAGTGCATTGGAACTGGGTAGAAGATACTCTAACCAAGTTTTCAATATCAATAGTTGGCTTAAAGTTAATACCAAATGATGTCTGTAGACCCTTACCTGACTGATAACGGAAGTACTTACGTGTTTGACGGATAATCTGGCCAAAGGACGTATTTGTACCAACGGACATTTCAACTCCACCATCAAATGGGCGGTGTAGTGAGTAACCTTGTGGACGAACGTAGATAAAGGTTGAGAAGGAGTAAGAGCGACCTGTGTAAGTTGTAGCGTATGGGCGATCAACGGTAATCTGAGTGTCCGAACCAATAGCTGTAATTTTACGAATAATTGGAGCGTTAGGTGTATTTTTTGCAAAACTAAATGTTCCAGAACCAACGGTTGTAAAGGTTACAGGGTTTATGTTGGATGACGCATCTGAGGATGTGTTAAATAGTTTTATAGTATTATTATCTATTTTACGAACAAAGTAGTAATAACCAGCAACTAAACCTGTAGGGGCCGTTCCTGTGGCTTCAAATATTACGTTATCGCCTGTAACAAATGAGTGAGCGGTAATAGTAAAGGTATTTGTTGGGTTTACCAAAACAGCTGATGTTGTAATTCCAGTGCTAGCCACAACCGTATCTGCTGGGAACAATCTAAATATATCACCGTTTTTAAGGATTTTAGAGAAAGCTGTTCCGGTACCGGTTACAAGAGTGGAGCCAGAAGTGGTAGCTACTGTTCCAGAGCCTGTTACAAAGCCGTTAATTTGAGGTGTAGTAAGAGAGTGTGCGATACCAGAGCCCCAAGAGGTGAGGACAACTGGCACACCAGAGCTTGCGTTTTCCGCTGAAGTGGCAAGGCGAATGTAGTCTTTAGTTATATTAATAGCATAATAATCTGTTCCGCTAGTTAAACCACCAATGTTTGTATCTCCACCATGTGAATAGGTAACTTTAGTTCCAGTAATAAATCCGTGAGATAGGATTTGAAGTGTGTTTTGTTGTATGTTAACCACGCGGCGCGGGTTAAACGATTTAACAATTGTTGGCACAAAACCGTTAGCGGTTACTGTAAATGTTGTAGTTGAAGGCACGGAGGCTACAGTATAAGTTCCATCTGGAGATTTGGTCAAAGACAAAATCTTATGAGTTCCTACACCAGCTGTAGTTAGATTAACTTTGACCGTATCAATAGAGTTCTGTAAAGTTGATGCCAAAGCAATGTTGTTACCGTCAATTAAAATTATATAATATGGGTTACCAGAAACTAGGCCACCAATAGCTGTCTGTCCAACAGAGTCATACTGTACTAACTCACCTTGGCTAAATCCATGATCAGGCACAGATATAACATCGGTTGCAAAATCAACTGCATTTGTAGTAAGTGTGTGGTTTCCAGAGCCAAGAGTTGTTAGGTTAACAATTGATCCACCAACAGTTGAGGTAAGTTTAATAATGTTGTCATCAATTTTAGAAACAAAGTAGGCGGTACCGTTAGTTAATCCACCAATACTGGCTCCACCGCCGTTGCCGTATACAACCTTAGTTCCTGTTACATAACCGTGACCTGGTATGTATAAGCTGTCTTCAACTAGGTTTACCACAACATAAAGGAATGAGTGGCTTGTTCCTAATCCGGAAGATGTAAAGTCAATAGCTGGACCGTTAAGAGCCTGGCTAAGTTTAATATTATTAGCATCAACAACAGTTTTTACGTAGTAAGTTGCATTGTTTTGTAGTGGGGCAATAGCGGAGTTTACGGCCGCAGTACCAGTTCCAGAGATAGAAATAGTTCCGGAAGTAGGGGTTGTGTAAGTAAATGTAGTAGTGCTTGGTACTGAGGTGATTGTGTAAGTTCCGTTTAAGTCACCAGAAACACCAGCAATTAACACTTTTTGCCCATTAGTAAAGTTATGAATAGTAGAAGTTACTGTTACAGTGGTGCCGCTTCTTGCTGCTGTTGAAATTGGAACATTATGGTTTCTATTTGCGGTTCCACCAGTAATTGAAGATAGTGTTCCGGAAGTAGTTGTTACGTAAGTAAAGGTGGTTGCCCCAGTGCTTGTTATAGTATAAGAACCATTTAAATCATTATTAGCTGAACCCTCTATACTGATAGATACGCCAGTTGCAAAATTATGGTTAGTTGTTGTAGTTGCTGTAGCTGTTGTTCCGGATCGACTAATTGAGGAAATAGACTTTAAAGTAGAACCTGATACTTGATAGTTTACAGGTTGGTTAATCAAGAAACCGTGGCTTGGGATAGTAATAATATCTGTAGCTGTGTTTACAACAACTTTACCAAATAGTTCAGATACGGCAGAAGCTGGCTGTGTAAAGTCAACAAAACTTGCTAAAGCTGGATCTGAGCTTAATTTGTAAGTGTAATTGTCAGTTTTACTTACATAGTAAGTAGTACTATTATTTAAAGGTACAGCCGCGGCCCCAGTAAAATTATAAGTTAAAGCATCTCCAGTACTAAGTCCGTGACCAGCAGGTACATTTATAGTGTTGTTTTCAAGATCTAAAGCAATCGGAGTAAACGCGTGTGTTGCACTACCAGCTGGAGTTAAACTAATTATATTGGTTCCAGCGGCAGCTAAAGCAGCTGTAGTGTGTAAGGTAAATCCGGCCCCACCGCTTGAAACTAAAGTTGCAATAACTGATCCCTCGGTACCAGACGCTGTAAACGCGTTAAGGTTTGTAATAGCAACGCCATTAAAGGTTGATGAGCCGTCGTAAAGGCCTGTTGAAGTTGCAACATTTGTTGCAGAAGAAATTATGTATGAACCGCCGTAGTTACCTGGAGCGCTTCCTTGGTTATTACCACCAGCGCCTCCAGAATATCCACCAGAACCTCCTGGACCTCCAGCGATTGTTTGGTCAGCTCCGCCACCACCACCAAATCCTCCTTGGCCACCAACACCAGAAGGTGTTCCGCCAACAAGACCTGCTTGGAAACCAGCTCCACCATTACCAGCTTGTGAGTTTCCACCAGAAGATAGGAAACCTCCTCCGGCGCCGCCGGCCCAGCCACTTGCTCCACCAGAACCGTTAGTACCGCCGGCGTACCCACCACTTCCACCAGCTGTTGTTATTGCTGGGACTGCTGGTACACCCTGTTGGTGAGATGAAGATCGACCTCCACCAGCTATAAGTAAAGGGACATTTCCATTTTTACGAACAATAAAAGTTCCGCCAGATGCGCCAGGCCAGTTTGTATCATTGCCTACACCGCCTCTTTGACCAACAACAATAGTAATAATTTCGCCACCAATAAGGGAAACGCGGCCTTTTACAATTGGACCAACACCAGCAGTTGGTGAAGAGCTTGATCCGCGTCCAGAAGGACCGGCAACAGTAAACTCATAAACTCCAGAGCTTGGAACAGTCCAATCTTGGTAACCTTGGAAAGCGCCTTGATTTAAATATGTAGCTTTCCAAGAATCAGCTGTTGTGTAAGATGATCTAAGAGTTGCAATTGTTGGACCAGTTCCACCAGTTGTTCCAGCGGTTGTAAATGTATGAGTGCCGCCTGTTAATGAATACAGACCGGCGCCGCCAAAACCAGCATTTGAAGTTTTAGCATAGTAAGTATTTCCAGAAATTAAGCCCGTAACAGGTGTACCAAAGCTGTAATACTTAAGCGCTTGCTGGTCAGAGAAACCAATTGTAGGGTGACTAATAACATTATTATAGACATAAGGAAAATCCCAAGTTGTAGTTCCGGTTGTTACACCCGTTAAATTAATTGCAGTACCACCAGAGGTAGTAGATAAAACTATTTGATTACCCGCATTTATTCTAGTATAAACCAAAGTATTAGTTGTTAAACCTAAAATAGCGCCTGTACCACCCCTATAAATAAATGGGGTATTGTTAGTAGCAAAAACAGTTGGAACAGTTCCGCCGCTTTGAGTATTAACATAAATAAACTCATCTTCGTAATTTATGTTAGTTTTTGCAAATTCGTGGGTACCTGCGGCACCCGCTGCTGAAATATCAATTGCCATTATGCGGGCCACCTTACGATTACGATACCGCTACCACCGGTACCACCATAGTTATTAGAATTGTAGTGACCACCGCCACCGCCGCCGCCGCCAGTATTAGCACCACCATTACCACCAGGAGTATTTGTCCAAGTACCAGAACCGCCACCGCCACCAGCAGAACCATTATTAATACCAGAACCACCAGAAGTAGAACCTACGGAT